GTGGGATCTGTGTTCGCGCCATTTTGGCAAGAACGCAGTTCGTGCGCAGGTTGTGGCGCAGAAGGGCTCTATACGAATACCAGTCAGTGGCATTGATCCTTTTAAGACAAGGGTGCAGCAGTATTCTCTCTTTGAGCGTACTCGCTATCCACCTACGTCATTTGCTCCTAATCAACACAATGAGGTAGAGGCTCTCAAGGCTAGAGTGCTCAAGCCGACTCCTGTCGTCGATCAGACAGTGATGGCTGAGTTCACCAGTTTTGTGCGCCGTTGGTTTGGCATCTTGTTTCCGGGTGTGCGGAAACAGAGGCCGGTCGATATCCATTCCTACCTCAAAAATTCCAATGCTTCACCTAGTGTGAAGCGTACCATCTTGGAAGCCCATGAGCGCTTGCGCGCTAAGGGTGTCTTCGAAGGTAACAACCTCACGAAGTCCGAGTGCTATGAGTTTACCCGACGAAAGGCATTCGTTAAAGTTGAGAACAATCTGTACAACTCACCTGGCTTTGAGCTGGACAAAGCGCCTCGGTTAATACAAGGTGCAATGGCCGAGTTCATAGCTATCATGGGCCCATTCTTTATGGCGGTCCAAGGTGAAGTGAAACGGATATGGAATCACGAGCACTTTGTGTGGTTCACGTCTGGGGCCAACAGTCGATCGTTGGCCGAGTATTTGGATTCATTCGGTGGCGATGTGTTTGAGAACGACATATCGGCATACGATGCTTCCATCGGCGTCGAGCTCTGCAAACTGGAAGTCTGGTTAGCAAAGAAGTTCGGCGCAAGCAAAGCGGTCCTTGATCTTATGGAGGCCAATATACACACACATGGAGCTACGGCACATGGTGTGAAGTATAAGGTGGCAGGCACCCGTAAGTCAGGAGATCCCTACACATCTGTCTTTAACTCTGTTTTGAATGGACTTATGCATATGTTCTGCTTGTTTAAGGCTGGGGTCAAACCCAACGACTTTAAAAAAGTGGTTCGTATGTTAGTACAGGGTGACGACAACTTGATGGTGCATATGTCAGGACTGCAAGTTCCTTGGCATTTGTTGAGCAAATTGGGGTTCAAAGCTCAAAACATGTACCGGAAAAGTTTGTTTCATGCAGAATTCTGCTCCTCGTGGGTTTATCCCATACACGGTGGAGTATGTTTCGGGCCCAAATTGGGTCGTCTGCTGAACAAGATGTGTAGTTTCAACAATCCACCCAGGAACATCCACCCGCTTGGCATCGTGCGTGGAGTAGCAATAGGTATGATAGGGTTCGCATCATTCATCGAGCCCCTGAAGCCTTTGGTGGAAAATTTATTGGCACAGACATCGGGACACAAGGCCTACTTCTTGAAGGAAGGAGACTGGAAAATGTCTGTACTAAGCCAAAAACCTGATCCGGTGAGACTACAGTGGTTCTTAGAACACAAGTATGGTCTCAATTGTAGGAACAGGCGGTGGCTGGAAGATCACTTGTCTAAGATCAAACTCAATAGCAGAATAGATGACCCCATTCTGGATATGTGTTTCGATCGTGACACGTCGGCTCCGCCCATCGTATTTGTTGGAGGTACATACCTCTAAAGCCGGTTAGTGTCTATCCTGTAATACACTGAGACTGGCTGTTGAAGGGAGCTATAGGGGAAAGTGTCCGTAACAGGTAACTGCGGAAC